TTAAACTTTTACAAATTCGCCGTTTTCCTGTTTAATAAGTGCATTACCATTTTGATCTAAAACTGGCAAACCTAATTTAGATTGTAGTGAAGGATGTAATAATTTTTGGTCAACTATACCTTCATTAATAGCCTTTAAAAGCATATCTTTTAATTTTCTTTCATTATAAGTTCTGACACTTTCAGATCGTAAGGAAGAAATAATCAATTGAGATACTTTTCCCAATTTTTCATAATTTAAATCAACTAAATCATTATGTAATTTAGACAAAGATTCAATAATTGTATCTCCTTCCGTTACTGCAATCGGCAACCCTAAACTATCTACATCTTCTTTTGAAAAATAAACAATTTGAATTCGATTAAGTCTTTCTAATTTCGTATTGGTAATCAAAGCAAGAATAGCTTTCTCTATTTCAGCATCAGTACAATTTTCAACTGCCCAAACAGATAAAGTATTTTGAGAAGTTTTTAAACAAGTAGTTAAGGCATCGGCTCTGACAAAAGGTATAATTTCTGAATCCAGTGCTTTTTCTGCAATTTCCTCTTCAGAAGGCCATTTTGCTTTACTTATCTTTCTTACAAAAATAGTCATATTAAATTAACTACCTTTATTATCTTCTTCATACAATTCAACCAATTCTTTTCTATAGTCATCAATCCATTTTGGAGTTAACTTAGAGTGCTTCAGTACATTATTATATGATGGAAGCATTAATTTCTCTTGAATTCTTAATGCATATTCTTTGATTTCAGTATCTTTATGATTAAGAACGATAAGAAAATTAGTTAAAAATTGATGATCAATAAAATCAGGAGCAATATTACCTAAAATTTTTAAAATATTAAGAAGAACCTTTGTGTTATCAAAAGAATCAATAATCCATTGGCTAATTTGTTCTTGAACTTCAACTTTACTATGTTTATAAAAGTTGATTAATTCATTTTCAATAGGTGAAACATAATCGACTGGCACATCTTCATATCTCAGAAAATTATCAAATTTATTCTTAAAAATATCAAATTCTCTTTTAATTTGCTTTAAGCTCTCTTCCCCTATCTTTTGTTCTATAACAGTGGGGTCAGTAATACTAACTACGTCTGTATTTAAGTAATCTTTTAAAAAAGACTGTATCTTATCGGTTTGCCAAACCGTTTTTATTGTTTCAATCTCGTACTTAGTGATTATCTTTTTATGATTACCACTTTCATACATAGTATTATTAGATAAATTATTTGAATAGTTCATATAAAAAATCTTACATTGATTCTAAAATAAATTTCTTTGAAGCATTTATAAACTTTACTACATCCTTACTTGTAAATCTAAAAACATCCTTAGTAGATAACGTATTAACATCATAAACACTTGCTAGAGTATTTCGAGAAACTCCTGATTCATGAGTTACATAATCTTTTGAAACAGATAAATTTACCATTTCATTTAGTTCCGCCATAGCAAAACGAGTAACTTTTCTCGATCTATTCTCAATAACATTTCGATCTAATTCTTCTGAAGTACAATACTCGCGTAATGTAACCTCATTATAATCCTCCCTAATAAGAACTAGCCCCAATCTTTTTGATTGTTTATAGTTTATATATGGGGTCAGATCCGAAAACGATTTAAAAAACTTTTCAAATATACTTTCTAATTCCTCTATTTTCTCAAAGGAATTTAAAAATACAAGTGAATCATTTCTAATTTGGTAGGTACATTTTTGATTGCTACTAACCAAATCAATAAATTTAGTTATCTTTTTTGTTTGAGAACCATCCTGAGAATTAATCTCAATTAATTGTTCAGTTATTTCTTTTGGAAACAACAAATGATTTATAGCAAATTCTTTTACTAATTTATCAAGTGTTTCTGGCTTAGATTGAATGGGGGTTAAACCTCCATTTATAACAATTTGTAATTGGAAAACTTGATCGTTCATTGTATTGAAAGCAAAATATAATTAAGTTTTATTTTACAGAATACACTACATCTGAACAATCCCCCCCCTAAAATTTAAAGATTATTACCAATCAATCCTATAACTTACCTATAAACTTTTACAACTACCTCACTATACGTCGAAGTAACTGTGCAGTCTTGAGTAGAATGCACAGTAAAATTAGGTACTTCACATTGATACTCGATTAGCAATCCAGCCATAGAAAAATTGTTCTTGGCTTGGATTGCGCTCACAGATTTCAATGTAACGCTGACCTTGCATAATATTCAGAACTCGAACTAAAACTTTTTCTCCTTCTTTCCCGCGTTTGACCAAATAAGTTTTGAGTGCATTAAGAGTTGCCGGACCATATATCCCATCTACTGATAAATCTGGCCACCCTGCTTTACCATTGTTATTTAGGAGATTCAAAGCACGTTGTAAAAGAGGTTTTGCAAATCCGGTACCGCAATTCACACCAGTGTCTAGAAGCTCTTCAGCTACAGCAGAAGAAATGATATTCACCTGATCAAAACGTGGGGCTGTCCAATAGTTTTTGCGATAAATTGCTTTGGCCACTTCAAGAGGCAAATCTTTCATATTGCCCTTAAAACCATTTGTACGTGCTACAGCTTGAGTAATACCGTATTTGGTAGCACCGCCCCGATCAGCTGGGTTATTTACATACCCGCCTTCACGCTTAATTAATTCATCAAGATATTGTTCAATGTTCATTTCACTTTCCTTTAGATAATAAAAAACCGCCCGAAGGCGGCATTAACTGTTTTCGATATCTCTTTTAGCTTTCTTAACTTCTTTAAGTACTTCAATAATCGTCTTACCTTCCTGTTTGTTAATGAAGTTAAAGATCCAGCGGACTAAAGCCCAGCCAGGTAAACCACAAACAAAGAAGAATCCTCCAAGAGCAATCATCCCCCATATATCAGTAACCCATTCATGAAGCCCCCATTTCACGATAATGAATGAGCCGCCAGCGAGGCTTGATACAACCGTACAAATCAAGCCCACTGCCCACTCTTGTGGTGAGCGTGGCATACGTGTCATTAATACAACTGCTACAACCAAGCTGGCCGCCAAAGCCACCACAATTGCAAACCCATAAAATTTTAATAGTGCTGTAAAGCCACTAGTGGAAACTGGTTCCATTTATTTCTCCAGATTTTTTGGCATTAAAAAAGCCCTAACTTATTTAAAGCTAGGGCTTGTGTGGTTTTGCTGTGTAGTTACGATGCTTTTTTAATTACAAGCTTATATCTACTACCAATAAAATCGGGATCATCTTCAATTGATACTTCCGTATTGAAGCCTTTTTCACGAAGTAGATCTGAAATGGCCGTTGTTGTTTCTTCATTTAAAGTCATCTTTGAATAAAGAGTACATACTCCGTTTTGTGCAATGTCTGCCTCAATCTTTGGCAGTGCACCCTGTACATACATATCTGCGTAGTTCATATTAAATTCCTGATTCTAGTGTGAATGATACTGAGAAGCGCATTGGATCAACTAACGCACCTGTCAAATCTATAAAAAACAACTTGACTCCAGCTGCAACTTTGTAAGACGACCAACTCCCACTGTATGCTTCAATTGCTTGTAGCGTCGGTGGCAATATAGCCTTTCCATCACCTAATCCCGTTCCAGAAAAAATGCCAGAAACAAAAATGTGCGGATTTGCTAATTCAGTTGTTACGCCCGCATCTCGTTGCAATCTATAGACTCCCGTAGACTCTTTTGAGATAGACCAGCCTGCGTTATTTTGTTGGGTAGTAAAGTTGACATCATAAGTCAGCATCATCGGTGCAATAAAACGCCCGACTTTTGATACTTCGTGATTGTAAGTATTCCACTTTCGAATTTTTTTAGTCCACGAGTCTGACGCAATATAAGGTGTATTTGTAGCAGTAGCGCCAATTACTCGCTTAAATACTACACTTGAAACTGATGTTTCATCCTGATTTCCAAAATACAATTCGCCATTTGGTGCATTGATGTGGATTGGTGTTTTATACCCAGAATCTGCCGCGGTCGGTTGAGTAGTAATTAATAATCTTCGATTAGTTCCGCCTATCCAATTTGCAAATAATGTTGATATTCCCGTCTGACTCAGTGCGATTTTTGCACCCGTCGCACCGCTTAAAGTAATTCGACTTTTATCAATTACAACCCCCCCAATATTATCTGATACAGCCAAAGCGGTTGTGTCAGCTCGATTTAGCCAAGGCGTTCTAATGTATAGATTATTAGTGATGCAATTAAATGTTTGTTGATAAGAAGTATTTACAAGCCAGTCACGAGCTACCCCATCTCTTGTTTGCTCTGCCCAAATTGCATTGAATGAGCAATTCGACCAGATACCCGCTGTTAAACCGTACTGCATATATTCAAGAATAATATTATTAAAGACGCACTGATAAGCTTCTTTAGCAAACAGCACAGGGTATTTACCCCATTGCCATGAGCAGTTGTCAAAATATGCAGTAGTACTTTGTTTAGAATCAACATCAGCAATATAAAACCCTGCATTTGATGCACTAATTGACATCAAATTTTGGACACGGAACGAGACCGTTGCATTCGATAAATATACTTGATTGTAAAACCCAGAAATATTTGCATTTGAAAGTGTGAAGTTATAACCATCAACTTTTAAACCCGAAATATTTTCTGAAACACCCTCACTTACTAATTGCAAATCTCTTACTTCGGCGCCCACGTTAATAAATGCCACATTATTAAGAAGGGTATTTGAATTTGAATAATCACCTGGTCTTACCTTTAGAGAGTTCATTGCATACGCAGTGGCATTTTGTCTACTAAATCCACCTCCAACAATCCCTTTACCCTTGCAATCAACTTGTTTATTGATGCGATATTCAACTTGTCTGTTAGCAAGATAAATATTCGAACCTGTGTATGGACTCAACGCACATCGAATAAATGCGTCCGCATCGTCATAATTTGGGTCGTCACCCAGACCGCCAAAATCATCAATTGTTGGAAAAGCAACTGTGATTTTCACCCAATTCCCGCCATTTGCAGCAACAACAATATAACCGTCTGGAACTTTTGAACTATCAGCACTAAATACAAAAGTTCCTCCCCCTAAATGTTTATCTTTTATCACAGATCGTACATTTACGGTGCGGCCTGGCCATGGCAATGTAGTAGCTAAATCATCAATACAATCTAAAGTACTGATAGTTTTTTTATTAAATTCCCTGAGATTTTCTCCAGTTAAAGTAAGTACCAGTGTATCTATCCACCCGTTTTCGCCTGCTCCGGCTGCACTAGCAACTTCAATTGCTTCTTTGAGATCCTTAAAAGCCTGAATTTGTTTTTCATTAAAATCAGCAACCGATGAGTTAATAATCTCATCAATACGTAAAAGAACCTCTGATGAATCAAGAGTAGATAAATCGCCCATGAGTGCTAGCAGTTTTTTTAAAATTGCCAATACATCATTGAAGTTATTTGTGTTGTTTAAAACCGCATTCCAGTTTGTTGCCATCTTTTTGGATCTCCATGCAACAAAAAACCGCCAGAAGGCGGTCATAAAATTTAAAAAATCAGTTTAGTAATAGACGACTACAGTGCATATTTGAGGGGTATAAGCACCTTGTGTATTATCACCACCAAATGCTCCCATCAGACGGAATTTGGTGTTTGTCCGGGCAAAGTCTTCACGCTCTTGCAAGCTAACTGCATCAGCTCGATTGCTTGTTCCAGTACATACGATGCCATAATCTGTATCAGGTGCACCCTCACTCAAAGTAAATTCGATTTGGCCGCCACCTTTATTTTCAACTGAAGCAAAGCCACGGCTTTTGACTAAATCGAACGTTGAGCCGTTGAGGCGAATAATAGCGATAGCTTTTTCACCTATGGTTCCACCGTCGACCGTATCGATAGTAATATCTTTAGAGCCATCAAATGTGCCACTACCCTGGATTACACCAGTGAAATTTATCTTTCGTCCCTTTTCTAACTTTGCTGCAGAAACAGCATTAGCACCTGCATCCAGCTTGCCATCAATGATTTCATTAATCTTTTTGGTTATTGAATTAAATAACCAGTTAAACCATTGACGAGCGGGTTTCTGATTTGATGGAAAGCCACTTAATAAAGTTAGTCCATCGGTATTTTTTGGCCCGTTCAGGCTAAATTCTTCTAACTTATCCATCTACTTCATCCGAAAAAATTAGCTCAACTCCACTTGGTAAAGGAAATAACAAGCGGACTAGTTCTTTATCTATAGGTTGAAACTCTGCAAGAAATTCAAAAGTAACGGTCATGTCTCTGTTGTCCTTTAGCTTGAAAGGCACATCAGTTAATAACTTGCAGATTTCAAATGCTTCATCGAGTGTGCAATCAGAGTTATTGAGCAAAATTTTTGCCCTAACTACATTCGGTAATTTTTTAGGTGGGATGCTCTGTCCGCGGTAACTACTAACACCTGATTCGCGCCAAAACCCGCCAATATCCGGGTTATCTGTTTCACCGAAGGTTAATGCTTCAGGCTGGCCATCAAACCCGAAGAAAGGTAAAGGTACAATATTGGGAACTACTAATGGTGCTCCCACCCATTCAGCGATAATTCTTAATTGATCACCAGTTGCTGAATCTAAGTCGAACTTCTCATTTATGCTTTGCAGCACGCTCATACAATCAAGAATAGGTTCTATTGATTCTTTGACCGTCTGTCTAAATTTCGGCTTAGATCGGTGCTCATTAATGATCAGATTTAAATAACCATCTGTTTGCATTAACCACCCCCAGCAACACTAATCTCGATATTGTCTGAGTCACAATAAGCAACGGCGTTAAAAGCTAGTGTGTAATCACCTTCTACAGGTACACCATCTACAGTTAATTGAAGGCTTTCAATTTCATAAGACCTTGCATCTAATGCGCCGTATAAGCCTGCTGGTACATACAGCTTATTAATTGCGATACGGTCCCCAATATCGAGCTGATTAATGTAATCGGCTGAAGCGCTCTTTATTTGCTCACCAATATCTACCGTGTAATCAGAATTAGTCGTTAATTCAAAACGGATACCAATAGACTTTTGAATAGGTCGCCAATATTGAATTTCTACTGGATCTCCATAGACAGTTGGGCGAATCACAGTTGTATTTCCATATAGATCACAACCAGGCGCTTTCTTTACCCGAATGGTTTCAGCAATCAATTGATCATTTCCACCCGCAACAACTACCGCTAAAGATTTTGGTGGTAGCCCTAAAGGATCTACGAATGACTTTTTATTTTCATAAACCTTACAACGGCTTACCCCATCAAGGCTAAACAACGCACCTAAAATACCTTCAGTATAAGAACGCGATGGAATAGCAGTCGATAGTGCCTGGCGTTGCCGTAATTTAGCATTGCTTTCAACTGGCGCACCTAATGTGGAAGCCTGAGGATTATTAACTGATTGCCAACCACGTGTAGGTGTTGAAATGGTCGTAACTGAATTTGGTAAAGCCAAAATTGCTCCAGGCTTTTCAGCTATTGCCGTAGTAACTATTTCACCTTCTGAAGGAATAACAACTTGTGCCGGCAACAACCACCGGTTATTATTTTTGTCACTCACAATACCGTTATTAATGATTGTGCCGGCAACGCCCACCAAAACCACTGATACAGTTGATTTTGTGGCCACTGCACGGCGAATGCCATTGATTTTGACATTGCGTGAAAGCGCATCAGTATCGGCAGTACTTGGCGACATAGAGTTGTAAACGTCGGAAACAACCGCATTACAGTCAGCAATTACACGAGCAATTACACCAATCCATTGTCCATCTTGACTATCATTTTCTAAGTAAACATCTTGGCCATAAATTTCTCGATATTTTTCTTTAAGGTGCTCAACAATTTCACTGTATGTTGAAACTGTTACGCCATATTGGTTAATTACTGGGGCTATGCTAGTTAGTGCCATATTTAAATATCCCCTTGCAGATCGGCAGGACCATAGATCGTGGTGATGGATGATTGAATGGATAACGTGCGTGTTTCTCCATTAAATTGACTATCGAATGAATCAATCCGGAGTACACCTTGAGTCTCTAAAATGCGCTGGCGAATCATCAATTCAAAAAGATGATCTGTGTATTTCCCCAGCACGTCTGTTGTCCACCCCGTACCATCTGAAGTATCAGCAAACCATTCACCTACCCAAAACTTAAGACGCGTCATAACCGCCTGCGCTACACCCTCAGGTGTATTACTATGGAAATTATTTTGACCTTGGCCAAAGCTATAATCCCCATCTTCATCTAGCTTTCTATAGCGCATAAAAAAAGCCGCCTTTCAGCGACCCCTCATTCATTTATGGTTTCGGTGGACCAGACTCACCATTACCCGGCTGTACTTTCGTATGGCCATGGCTAGATCCAACATCCACATCGTTATTTTTTAATGCCCCTAAGACGCCTAACCCATCTTTCATTTCAACCGGGCAATTAAAAGTAGCTTTGGTACCTAAAAACTCCAACTCTCCAGCATCATTAATCCGGATCTTGGCATTGCCTCCATCATTTCTTAACTCAACTGCATCGGTGGCTACATTCTTTAATCGCTTAGGTTGAGATTGCGGCGCAAATGTTGCGAAACCATCGGATAAGTCATGCTTACGGTTTTCAAACGGTGGTTGAATGCCTCCGTTTTGCCACCACAAATCAATGCACCTAGAGGAGAAATGTACTAGGCACTCATCACCCCGCTTAACTGGAAATGTTAAAGCAAAGCCTCCAGCTTTAGGCCAGCATACCGGCACGTCTGGTATTAATGGTAGATCCACTAACTCCATTGACCCATCTTCACGCATTACCGGTATCTGAATAGCTGGTGTAACTGATACTGTTTGCTTATCTGGATCATAAGAATCAACGATACAAGGCAAATTAGTCCACAGTACTGCTAGAGCAGATTTAATCGCATCGTTGATTGTATTAAGCAAATGGGGCGATCTTTCGTTATTACTTAAAGCCATAATCAATCCACCGCCGTAATTGTAATACCAGATTTAGGAACTACAGCACCCTGACCAACTGAAACTGTGCTTGTATACCAGTCATCACCACGTGTATCTCCGTAGTGCTCAACTGCCTTGATGATGTAAATACCATTAATACCACCAGCCGTTTTTAGATCCTTTTGTGGTTGATCAACGCCCTGGCTTTGGTAATCAATATCAAAAGCTTGTGTCTGGATACTTGAAGTATCGACATGTATGCGTCTACCACGGCGTAATTGAGGATTAAGGAGGCAATTCACCATTAAGCCTTCAGTAGTTAGCTGAGGCATTCCGACCATCCCAGTATTTGCATTCATTTCAAATACAGAGTCCAGCAAATAACTACTAATTCCGACCATGTAGAGGTATTCATCATCAATGAAGTACTCCGTATTTGTGTCTTTGCAAAACTGGCGGATCTGATCGTCTAGTGAACCAAACATGACTTTGCCGCGAACATATGTTTGATCACTAAGCTGTGGCAATTCACCGGTTTCTACACCATTAGCCTGATACTCTTTGGCGATTTCATTTTTTACCTGATCTACTGTCGTGCCGGCAGCAATAGTTTTATTCACTAAAGCATAGTTTTTAGCTTTATCTCCAGATTGGGCCAGAATGCATAAAAACTTATCCGTAGGGCTTTCACGCTCACGCCGGTATTGAAAAGTTGAACCTTTAAAAATGGTTGATAATTCATCACCGTACCCTACTTCAAAAGTGACCATAGCACCGACATTTGAGTTGTCTTCACCAGCCAAACGATTCATTGTGTCTTCAGATAGGTTGTAGATATAAAACTCTGCTGCCTTAGGCGTTTCGGCCGTAGGTTGATTAATTCGAAATACAATTCGCATTTCAGATAAATCTAATGCCTCAGGCTCACCATATTTAAGTTGAACGGTTAGCCGGCAATTACGCTTCCATTGTTCACTCATTCCGGATCCTGCCAAAATAGTTTTATGTTAGTCCCTAAATCATTAAATGATTGGCTTTCATCTTCATTTAAGTTTTGAACATACATTGAGCCATTAATCAGATGACTATAGGGGCTTAAAATATCGATACCTGAAACCAAAGGAATACTACGGGCAATTGGTTCAGCATTTGCTTGATAGATATCTAAGTACCATCGTTTGAGATAAACCAATTTAAGCTGGTAATTCACCTTATTTAGTTTGATAAAAAATTTCTGGTTCCGATCGAGTAAAGGGATTTCATATAACGCCATTTTAAAGCCCTACCGTATATGCACCGCCAACCTGACCTAATCCTGTGATTTGAGATAACATGGACTGTTCAACCTGTTTCGGCTGTTTAGTACCAGAGTCAACAACATCAGAAGTTACTTCAGGATTCTTTTGATCAGCGATAGAAACCAGCGTTTCTTTTGTGGAAACAATAAAGACTTTCTTAAATACAATATCGATCATCAAAGCATTTTCGGACGTTTCATCAGTGACATTCTTTAATGACTTAATCAACATGTCCGTATAAAGGCGTTTACCAGTAGAAATAATAAGTCGTTGACCTTGTAAGGCCTGCAACCCCTGATAAATACCAAGAAGTGACAAATCTGACCCAATAAATGTATTACCTATTAGCCCGTTTAACCTGCCAGCACTTTCAGACCAGCCAATTTTCATGGTGACCTCTGGCGGTGCTTTATAGCAATGGTCAGAAATCGGTGAACCTTTTTCTACTGGATGTTCCGTTATCACAAGCTCATCAGAATGATTCTCTTCAATAACTACATCTGCAAATAAACCCATTATTGAACGATGACCACCAAACAATAGTGAGCCAACTGTTTCAGTGATAGCCATGCTTTCCTCCGGGCAATAAAAAACCCACCAAGTGGTGGGTTTTAAATTAATTAAATAGACTTGTGAATAAGTTCCATACATCGATCATAGTTGGTTGAATCAATGAAATTACACTTACTATTTATTTCATTAACGAAGTTATCTTTAAGCTTAAGATCTACTTGTTTAAAAATATTATTATATTGATTAATCAGTTTATTGATTTTTTGGGAGTATTCCCTATTTTGAATTGTGTTAACTGCAATCATTCTATTTGTATTCGTAAAGAAAGAGCAGTTTGCTTTTAGATCACCACCGGAACTCAACTTAAAATTTAAACATTTCAGCTTAATTGGAGTGCCAAGATTTAAATTTAGAACTTCACTTACTGATGGGCCAGTAACATAAAATCTATTAGTGTAGCTAACATTAAAAACTATAATCGGACTTCCATCATGACTCTTTTCAATATTATTGAATGGTCCATAAATACCTTGTATTTTTCCATTATACTTACTTTCTGCCTTAAAAATATTGTTAGCATAATCAGCATAAATTAATGAAGGGGACAAATAACTATTGTTTTCATTATTCTGCTTACTTAATACATTACTCCAATTAAATAAGGACTTCCCTTCACTCAGCCAAGCTTCTAAATCATCAATTAAAAGTAATCTTTGGAAAGTGGTTGGATCCGCATGCACCGCACTTGATACTATAAGAAATAATAAAGATAAAAGTTGTTTCATTATGATTATTACCGTGTCTTAAAGCATACATCTAGTTTGCCTTTAACTTGTTTATTACAGAACCAAGCCCCCTCTTTATAGTTTTTAACTACTTTTTTGGAATTACCATCACGATAGTATTCTTCTGCATCCATCATATGATCTAAATCTTTACCCATAGCGATTGAACGATCTTCGCTATCCGGATTCATAGTTGACTCTTCAATATGGATATTTTGACTTCCAATTTTTAGAGCTGTATACATTCCTCCAGCACCACCGCCAGAAGAAACAATACAAGATTTAGTAATGTTCTTCCCATCAACTACGAAGCATTGACCCTTACTATCTGGGTTTTCATGAGCAAAAGCTTGAACAGTAAAAAAAGCAACTAACATTACTAAAACCTTTTTCATAAAGCACCTTACCCAATTAATGGCTTCACATTTCTAGCCATTTGAATCATTGTATTTTCATTGTGACGCTGTACAACCTGAGCAGTTTCTTTTGGATTATCTGCGCCATTAATAGTCATGTCAGTTTTATGTGACTGATAGATAGTTATATTAGCAGAACTAGCATTTGAATTGTTCACCTGCTCTTTATGAGGGTTACTAACGTTTGCTAAGTTTTTTGTGTTCCTAATATTAATATTTGGGGTTGTGCCTATATTAGGGGTGAAATAATTTCTTTGATGCTTTTTAAAATCCTTGTTCTGCACCATTTCACCTTTTGCAATATAGCCATCTTTGTTTGAGTCCCATACTTTATTAAGCTCATAAGCCCTACTACCTTTTTTGTAACCATAACCCGTGACAGCAGTATATAGATCCGCAACATTTCGTTTTTTAGAAGATTTAAACCCTCTCTCTTTAAAATATTTTTCAACATATACCATTTGCTCATCAAACGATAAGGAGGCAAATTTCTTTCGACTCATACCATAGTACTTTCCTTTTGTACCACCGCTACCTTCCATAAATTGGATTAAACCAGTAGCTGAAGATTTTGGATTTTTCGCACTAGGGCTGAAAGTACCTGCTGTTTCAAAAGAAATTACAGCTGCTAAATCATTCGGATCTACACCTATGCTTTTTGCAACAGCTTCAATCGTTTTTGCTTTATTGGAAGTGAAGTTTTTGCTCTTATATTTTTGAGAGAAACTAGAAGAAGAAGCAGATACATTTTCCTTAATGGCATTAACAGTGGATTGCGTAGCATTGACTACAGCAGCTGTACCAGTTTTAGCAGCTTCAGTTACTGCCGCTACTGTTTCTTTTGCTGTACCTGCTGGATCTTCAATTGCCTTGGTAACAAACTCTACAGTTCTATCTTTTAAGTTTTTGATTAACTCGGCTAATTCTTTAATACGAGCAATTGCTGTTTCAATACCACCTTCCCACTTAGACCAGTCAATAAGGCTTTCACCACCATTTTTCCATGTCTGGTAGTCATCCCACAAAGCAGCAATTGCAGCGGCAAGCGCCAATACAATACCGATTGGAGAAGCCAGGAAGGCCAATCGTAAAGACTTGATTAAAAAGAGTAGACTTTTCAGCATTGGCAGCACAGAAGCTAATTTAGCGATTGTGCCAATAAAGCCACCAAAGATAATCGCAAGCAAGGCAAACTTTAAACCAGTGGCCAAGATAGCTTTAAAACGCGGATCCAGTTCAGCGAACCATGCAATCGCACTACGTAAGAAATTATTGATCACCTTCAGCACTGGAATAAGTGCTTGCCCTGCAGTCATTACAACCACTTCTGTAATGGCTTTGGTCGTCATGGTGATATCACGGAATTGAACCATGAAATCGGTACCAGACTTAGTAAGCTCATCAGTTAAGCCAACACTTTGACGTAACTTTTGATACTTCTCCATGTTGTCGATGAACTTATCATCGCGCATGGCCATAAGGGTATTTTCATCAATACCCAATGAACTGGCGTAAGCATTTGCCTGGTAGTAATCCATCCCTTTCATTGTTTTTGAAAGGTCTTTCATTACTTCCACACGGTCACGCAACTGTCCATTACCATCACGTGTAGCTACACCCATACCTGTTAGCATGCCTTCATAACCGGGGGAGTTACGCATCTTCTGCGCCACATTCTCAAGTGACTGTAATGCATTTTGAGCATTACCACCCATTTGTGAGATTGCATCACCATAAGCACGAATATTTGAAGCAGATGCGCCAATACGTTGAGATGAGTAATACAGCTTATCGAGTTCACTTGCTGTCTTTGTTACTGCGACAACTGCACCAGTTGCTAGAAGCAATAAAGTCTTGTGCAGCAATGCCGCTTTTAGCTCTACCCCTTTAAGGGTATCGACCATTTTTCTAGCGCCTTCATTGTCCGTAGAGAAACCTAAGGACACAAAGAAGTCACGAATAACTGTATCACTCATGTCTAACTCAACCTTTGTTTTGTTCGTGGTATCGTTCGAGTAAAAGCTGGTTATCTGCCTGCACATCTAATGCATCATTCATCAATGCAATATCAGCAAGATCTAAAGTTCCATCTTTTAAAGATTCAAAACGACAAAGGCCACGAATAGCGGGTCTTAAAACCCAATCCTCGTGGCCTGGTAAATGCTTAAATGTTAAGTGGGCTGTTTCGTGCTCAATGCCTTCGTAAGCAGCCCTTGAATAAAATTTCCCAAGTTCGTACGAATGACAGCGATTGTTAACGGCAAGATATGCTCCATGCCTAAATCATCAAACATGATTGCATCGCGGACCACTACTTTTGCACCATTGCGAGAAACAACGGTTAAACACTTCTTGAAGACGTAATCAACATCATCCTCAGGCATCTTTGCGAAAGCATCCATAAGTGGCTGTAATGCAGTGCCAAGACTTTCAAGATTTGCCTCAGCTAAGCCACTCACATCGTTTTCTTCAGCGCTTTCTAACTTCTCAATGGTTTTTTGAAGTTCGCCTTTTGCCAACTCCGTAAGAATTGGCATGATTGTAGGAATAATAGGTGCAATTTTTCGGGAAACATGGAATTGATCAATTGCATTTAAGCGACCGATTTCATAATCATAATTACCAATATGCATTACTCATACGCTCCTAACTTTTGATCGATCTTGATTGCATCAAATGCCCATTCATTAAAATCACCGACTTCTTTGTATGCTAAGTCGGCATGTTTCTTAAAAGCACATTTAGTGGCGGTCGCATTGTCACCAGATCCGGTATGGTTCAATGTGATTGTGTTCTTACCCCACTTCTTCGTGCTTGAACGCTGAATGTGGTAAAGGTTGGAAAGCTTGGCATTAACAGGAGATGTTTTTAATAATCGTACAGTCACAGTGCCAGACTTATTGGCACTTAATGAATGCATCCCTTCGCCGTCTGAACCAATAGTCATGGTGTTAGCATCAGCAGCCATTGCAATGGTAATACCTTCAGCTGCAACCCCTGCACCGTAACCAAGGTCAATCACCCCGTCGTCACTGGCAAGAGTGCATTGAGTATCCATAAATGAATATGTAGACATATTTCTTATCCTTATTAGCGGTTAACAGAAACAAGCACATCAGAGAAATGTGTTGCACCAGCCAATTTGATTGCAATTTGGAAAACTGGAGATTTACGTGCCTCACGTTCAGATTGAGCTTGATCATCTAAACTATTGGCAAAGACGTAATATCCTTTTGAAAGATAATCACCTGTTTCCAACGCTCCAAAAGAATCACCATTCCACTGACCAGGACCAATAAGGCCGTTTGTCACAGCCTGTTCCAATGCTCGCTCTAGCACAGTACTTTGGCGATTTACACCACCTTCTGTTTGAGGCACCTTAGTATTAGTGGTATAGAAAAGATTCCACAGAGCTGTCTCTAAATGGTTTTGCAACCAGTCAAGACCATGACGCTCATCAATGAATGAGCCGTCACACATCACACCCTCTTGAAGAATTGCTGTGTCGTTGTTGTAACCTGCAAAAACATTGCAGTTTTTATCTTTAAGCGCTTTTGCTTGGGAAACCTGTAAATCTTCAGCTGCAACGCCAGGAAGCTGCTTAAACTTCAATGTAATGGTCGTGTTGTTACCATTAAAATTGACACTAAATGCTCGCCCAAATACTGAAGCTGATGCATGTGCCGTATCACCTGAAAAGATTGAAAATGCTCGACCATTATTTAATTTGCTGAGCTTATAAGCCAGATCGGATGTACTGGTACCATCCAAAGACAATGAATTAGTAATTGTTTGGCCATAAATACGAGATGGTGAAGTCGCATTAATGAATGCAGCTACTTCAAGAACATCTGCATCAGAAATAGGCTCTGCGATATCTAATCCATACCACTTAAGTGACTTGTCCGCTAAATGTGTAATTGCATCCATCAATGGCTCAGCAGCATAGCCATTTACTGGTACCGAAGCATGACCAACGGTTAAACCCATCAATGAAGAAACGTCTGTACCAGTTGCATTGGCAATAGCATAGGAAATTGTCGAAGTGGTACCGGTGGTTAATGACGTAATTTCAAAACGGTTATAAACATCATTCCAAGTTACTGAAGCGGTACCCAGCTTGGCTGTTAGGGCAGATGCCACACCATTTAAATTGGTGACAGCTGATAAGTTCAGGGCAGTTACAACCTTTTCAGAACCATCAATGGTGATTTTCATCGAACCATCTGAAATAGCTGTGAAGTTTGAAATATCACGTTGATCTGCAGATAAAACCGCACCTTTTAAAACCGCTGAACTTGCCGATTTAACCCAACGGCCAATATATAAAGTTCGTGGTTTTGGGGATTGGCTAAAGTACAATTCAGCAGCTTTATATTCTGGCGCATCGGTACCATAATCTAATGCTACAGGTGTAAGACCCGAGTATTCGCGTAAACGTTCAACTGGATCTACAACACCATCCGTGGCACCAAGAATAAGTAAATTACCGAAGCTACGTGGCCCTGCTGCTAATGCCGCCAAACTAATGGAGACATTAACAACGTCTGAAACAGGCAATGTCATGGATTAACTCCTAGGAAATTCTATCGGCCCAGCATCTACAAATGACTTAACAGCAAACGTGCGTAATGTTTGCCGCTTAAAGACAGCGGTTAGGTCATATCGATGTACATACTGATTATTGAGAAAGTCAGGCGCGGTGATGATCTCACCCACCTTGATAAATTTGATTTTTTGCGCTTTGAGTTGCGCGATGTTTTGCGGAATGCCTAGACCATCCTTTAGGACGTTTGCAATTGATTGGCCGTGGTCGCCGTAGAACGATAAAAACAGCGTCAATTCTTCATGTCGAATTGAATCCATTGTTTCGTCTTTCTGGTCGAAGTAAGGCCCATCATCAGGAATTATTGACTTTACGGCGAAGGCGCACCAATCCTCACCAATTTCAGGAAAAGGCGATGGTTCTCTTTGGAAACGTGGACGAACCATATCACCTGGTAAGGATGTAATCCCGACAATGAAGGCTTGAAAGATGTCCTCTAGGTCTTGGTCATAAGCAGATCCGCCACTAGGGGTAATATATCCCCCTGAAGCAGAATCACCCATGATTACCCCAGTGGTTTAAGCTCACAAATTGCTTTTATGAAACCTTGGCCATAATGTAGATTGTCCAGCACTTGAGCCACAATGTAGGTTTTACCCTTCCACGTAATCTCATCTGCTTTGGTATTTTTATCGCCTGAAGTTAAAGCAAACTGCGTGTGAATGTTGATTGCGCCTTTAATCAATGTGCCATCTGCTCGACGGTCCATATTGAGGCCATTATTTGTAGTAACTACGCCATCAAAGGGTGTTGATGTAGTCGTTTCTTGAGATCGTCCATTGTTTCCTACGATGACCTCTGTGCGCTTACAAATAATGCCTGTGTCCATGAAGTCTGGATCTAGCAAAACGTCTGAAACATCAAGTTGAGCCACGCTTTACCTCCTTTTCCTTTTTCATGATCACGTAAGTAACCAACTTTCTAAGCTCTCCAGTATCAATCAACGGCCGAACTAGGCCAGACTCAGCTGGACCAGTTTCAAGCTGTTTAAGATACTGTTTAGCGCCTTTACGGCCACGCCGTGCTCGAGCACGGATTGTGGCCAAAGATAGAGGGGCAAATTCACCATTAACGAAATAAGCCCGAACTGAATTCATTGCAATCATTCCAGCGGACTCAAGCAATTTCATCATTTTCTGACTATTACCATCTAAAGCAGCGTCAACCGCTTTAACCAGCTTATCGCCTACCGGTTCTTGAACTTCTTCAACACCCGGCACCAGGAAAGGTCGCTCAGGAATGTTTTGAGAAGGTGAGCCGCCTTCCATGAGGTAACCAATCTGCGCATTGGTAAGGCCGTCACCATCGGTTCGAGCCTCCCCATGTGGAATACCTACCAAAACATCCATTTGAGAAAGTTCAGCTACAGCTTGGAAAATGTCAGCTAAGCCATTACCAGAAGATTTAACACCACTGCTCATAATTGGATGCCTCCCATGCCAGCCATCAGTAATAACTGATAAAACTGGACGCCCCAGGTAGTTTGGTTCCAATGACCAGCATCAGTAATGAGAACGCCGGAAACATCCATAGATTTTGAAACGCCATCAACTGATTTAGAGGTCTCATTACCTACGATTTTGCCGGCATCCGCACCAATACTTGCTGCAGTCATCGTACGCCGATAAAGCGTAAGATAATGAGCTATGAACAGCGTTAAACCGTAATCAAGCATATCCTCCCAACGTTCCTCGCGAAGTAATTTTTTCCCGAGGTTTAAATAGAAATTAAACTGAACTGACGGATATTGCGTTGTATCAGCAAATGCCGGCATTTCTTCACGAAAAGAGGATTCACTGATCATGGGTTAGGTTTCCTTTTGTGTGGCCTTTTCTTTGGCTGGTGTAGCTTTAGCTAACTCAGCTTTCAACTTTGCAATTTCGGCATCACGGTCTTGGAGTTCTTTTGCTGACTGGATTTTAAGATCACTAAGTTCTTTATCCTTAGCTTTCATTTCTTCGTCATGCTTAAGAATTTGTTTTGCTGCTTCATCAAGCTGAATTTGCATTGCTGCAATATCTTGATCCTTTTTCTCAAGGACTTGTTCAAGCTCATTGGTATATGCTGAATGTGCTGGAATTTCCTGTGAATGAGCCGCTACAAACCAATGTTTGGCCACATCTTCTTCAACTTCTTGAATTCCAGCTTGCAACACGATTGTTTTCGCTTCCCCTTGTTCATCACGGCCAAGGTTAACAGTTAGCGGCTTACTTAAAAGAATTTGTACTAACTTAGACATGCTCACCCCTTATAGGCCATCAGCGTAATAAGCTGTTTCTGGATATACCCATTCAACAACACCTAAACGGCCGAAATAGGTTGTAATTTGTCGAATACCACGATATTCGATTGGTGTACGTTGCAATGGTACAAGCGGGAAGCGCACACGATCTTCAGACTGTGTATACGTCAACATACGATCCGTACCACCCGCACCACGTTTTACACACCACTTAGAAGGCTGAATATTTAGAGGTCGGCCATTCACAGAATTACTCAAGCTATTAAGCTTTAAGAACTCAAGAATAGAAATATTCCCTGCTTCGCTGACAATACGCGAAGTTAAGAGACTAAATTGCACTGGTGGCAATAAAAGCTTGTCCGGGCAAACCGCAAAACCAGAAGCCACCCATGCGTTATTTAAGACAAGGTTTACATCGTCTAAAATTTCCTGTGGGGTTGCTAGTTTCCAGTTTTTATTTACGTTGGTTGCACCTACTTTTGAAGAGTTTAAAAGACCTTCTACACCAAGCGTGTCATCACCGATATATACCTGCTCGTCAATATCCATTTGATATTTCAGGTTCATACCTTTGAATTTCTGGTCATCCACTGGACGCCCTACAGCTCGTGCAGACTCCAATTCTGGAATGGTATAACCAATTTCCATACCCCATAAGCTAAGAGGTTGGGCAGTCTTGCCGATATCCAACGCAATGCCGGCAATAGCATCGGTATTTTTACCAATCCAAGATTTCCCAGTAGGAGATGGACCACCAGCTGCAGCAAATGTAGAGTTTGTGAATGAAGATACTTCATCTGCAATTGATACATCAGAGCGCAAGTCAATATCACGACCCCATGTAATATTTGCTAATGGCTCATGTAGAGTTTGGTCGAGGCGTTCCAATTCACCTAATAGGAATGCACCAGTACTATCAATCGTACGGGCATCAAAGGTATGCATTGTTCCAGAATCACGGGTACGCGCTCGAATTGGTCGACCCATTGCTACTGCTTGAGTTATGGTCGAAGCTAAGAGTAATTTACTCATATTTTCATTTTCTCCAGGCGTAAAAAAAGACGCATATAGCGCCGTGATTTACGTCAAAAATATTTTAGATGTTGTAAGAGATTTCTACGTTGCCCTGAGCATCAGCATCATGCATAAACGTTGCGTTCTTGATCTCGATGGTATTCACACCATCTGCAACCGCTTCAATCCCACCGATCGGTTTTAGTTCTGTTCCTGTAGCTACACGCACATAAACTTTCCCGGCTTTTTTCGCTGTACCAGCGTTACATTTTACTGTCATGTAACCACGGCGCATGATGTCATTCACAATTCCTGATTGAGGAACAGCTGCACCAATTCCATTTAAAGCTGATTGTGTAGGATAAGAACGCACAATTAAGCCGTATACATCGGTATCAGCCGCTTCAAGCGGTACGATTCCATCTGCTGTTAGCTTTCCGAAAATACCAAAGGCGCCAAAATTACCTTTAAGGATGTGTGCTTCAACTGTGGAGTGTGCTTTTCGTGAAATATCACCTGGAATGCCTGACGGCATACGATATAGATATGCATTACCCATTTATTAATTTCCTTTGTTTGCCCAATATTCACGGTTACGTTTATTCATTTCAGCCGGTGTCATTGGCGCTCGGCCAAAATCACGAGTAGAAATGCCAGAACGTACACCAGCGGCGTTATTTTGTTGTTTGATGAGTTCCGATGCCCCAATAAATGCAGCATCGACTGTATAGGCTGGCATGGTGTCAAAGTTCGGAGTAGCACCTACAAACGGCTTCAAGGCTTTTTGGCCATCTTCCGTAGCATAAGCCTGTTTTAATACATTGCGCTTGGTATTTAAAACAGCTTGGCCATTGTTGGCACTATCGAAAGTTGGCATCTTAAAGCCCGGTACCAAAACCTCTGCACGTGATAAAACTTCTTGAAGTGAATCACCGGTATGGTTTTGAATACCTTGTTCAGATAATTTTTGAGCTTGTTCAGCTTCCAAAATATCGTCTTCGGTTTCTTTCCCCTTACCATCGTCTTCTTCATCATCATCTTCAGTTTCCGATTCAGAATCTTTGGTTTTTTTCTTTTCCAGATTTGAGAGTCGCTCATCAAATGTTTGGACTGTTGTTTGAACTGTTTTGAGGGTTTTTAAAAGTTCACGATTGATTGCAGCATCAGTTGTTTTGCTATCATCATCCTCATCGTCATCTTCGGTTTCGACATCCTCCTCATCAGTGCTCTTGGCTTTTTCCAAAGCCTCATCAATTGTACGTTTAGCTTTGCGCAAGCTTTCCAGCCAGCCTTTACTCTGTTTAGGCATAAAACTATCTCCGATTTTACAACGCGACCCACAACGCCCCTTTTTAACCAGAGCAATGTGATTACCAAAAATATTTGTTTGAATCCCTTTGCCTACGCTAATTTCCGTGTAATCAGCGTCATACCCTAGAGAGATTTCAACCTTTCCTTTCATCACAGCATCAATCATGTCTTTGTCTGTAATGAGTAGATCCGCTACTAAACAATCAGAATCGTCATCCTCACCACGGCGTACATCATGTGCAGTTCCGTTGGAAAGTTTCTTCCAATTCTCCGGGGTTACCCAACCCTTAGGATGATCGTTAGTGACAGGCTTCCCTTCAAAACTGGCGATCGTACGTGGATCAAATAAAACATCTTCACCACGCTCAATGATGATTAGACCGGAGTTGTCAGCAGTAACTGGCACTTCACCATCGGCATAAAGCAATTTACCAATCCGAGCTAATGAAACATCTCGGCAAAGCAAATAACCTTCAGGCGTTGTTTCCCGTGTTCTACCAAGTTGGCCAGTAGTGTAGAAATTAGATCTATCTACCGTGGCCTTTGATTTCGGTTTCTTTTTAAACATGGATCACCTTTTTTGCAGGCATAAAAAAACCACCTGAGGGTGGTTTTAAGATATTTAGACCTTATTGAACAACGGTTAATGCTTCTAGTGCGAAGTCATAGGACTTTATTTCTCCATCAACAAACCACACACATGTTGCCTTACCATTGTCTTTGCGAATTTTTTCTACAGTCATTGCATAACCGCCTGAATTTAGTTGTACAACATCTCCAGCTTTAATACTCATATTTATTCTCCAGAATTTGGAATATTCAAATATAGCAGCAATTTAGCTTTGCACAATAGGCTCAAAAGTTTGGGATTACCGGTTCCGTATAACAACGACAATTAGGCAAACATCCGGCATGACCTTTTAAATTATCCAAAGTTGGCGGACTGTTCCAAGCAACAAATTTCCCATTCATTGCCTTATGGCTTGGCCTTACATCACCATCTTCACTAGTTCGCCAGATATAACCCTCGGATCCAAGATTTTCGGCTCTCGCTTGAGTAAATACGCATGATGCTCGGCTAACCTCAGTCCGGGCAATTGTATTTGCTCTGGATCTTGTCACACGGCCAGTTGCCATAATCAAGCCAGCAATCTCACTTGAACGGTTGCCTTCAATTAGCGATCGAGTAGACAGGTCATGAATACGCTGTGCTGCATCAAGTGGTAAAGACTTAATAAGCCTTACTTGGTCATTTAAAAGCTGCTGATATACGGCTCCAGTGTCCGTATTCCTGATTTGCTCACGTACACCACGTGATAAATCCTTTGCATAAATGAGCCAAGTTTTCTCATCCCTTAAAGCGACATCAGTAATGATTCGACCAGCTGCATTTTGCGCCCAAAACTGAAGCGTGTTTGCATACTCGTTTAATGACGCAATCATCAGTGGGTATGACTTTGGATCATTTACATCAAAGCCTTTAACGATCATATCAATGTATCCCGCAATCTTTCTAAGCTGCTGGCTGTACCGTATCTCGGTCTTCCTCGCCAGGTGCGGTGATATCCGACTTATTTGACTCTTCATCGTCATAACCTTCTTTTGGCGGCGGTGGATCATCTTCAGCCTGGTTAATTTCCTCATCAGAAATATGAGAGAAAATACCGGTAGATTCGCTTGATTGACGCAATTCTTTTAACGCCGTCTGACGTGAGATGATTCCAGCCTCTTCAACCTTAGTAACTGCCTCGGCAACTTTGGCCGCAATCTCTGCCTTTTTCTCGTCATCGATCTGCCACAATGAAGCGAAATCAAACTTAAATGAATCAGGTAGAGGTTTACCTAGTTTTGACCGCGAAACAATTTCAAGCAACTTATGTAAAGGCGTACGCATACGGCCTTCTTGCTGCTGGTTGATATTGTCGTAATAGTTTGATAAGTCAGACTCACCAGTTGCACTAAACCCCGCTGGAGACTGCCCAAATAAACGAACTAATGGAATACCCAAAGCACCAGCAATTTGCTGGCCAAACTGCATCAGAATATTATCAAGCCCGGCAAAGCTATATTGATGGGCTTCATAAGTATCTTCAGCATCCATCAGCGTTAGGCCTTCATTAGATTGCCATAGACGAATTTGATTGATCTGCTCAACCAAAGCGTCATACATTCGCCCACCGGCTGCAATAAGACTACGCAAGCCTTTTACCTTGTATGTGCGTAAGTGTGCTTTATAGATAAGCTGGCCAGCACCTAATGTGGCGCTATCAAAAATAGTTAAACGATCCTCTAAGCGCTCAATAACTGATTGGCCCCATAAATTTTCCGCTATAGCCTGCCAGTAAGGTAGTTTAATCCCATCCATTCTGAAAACACGTGAATAATGAATGCGCTGATTACATAAGCCTACTGAGTCAGTAATGACATCATAGTATTTAGGCATTCCATAATCTGGACCATACTCGGTGACTAGATCTTGCAAGTCAGGTAAAACCATCCAGCGATCTAAAACAAGCAACCCTTTGAACTGATCTTTACCAATAGTATTTACATTAAGTGGGGTAGATACATTTTGACCGTCAATTAACATTACAGCGATAGCCCCACCGTAAAGTCGGGACCAGCGGATTGTCTCATTGATCTTATCCCACACTTGCAGGCTATCTAGTTCCTGGTTAATTGCCTCCACATCTTCTGGATCATCCATGCCACGGATGTTAATTCCTTCACGCGTCATGTCATCCGCTACAACATCGACCGCTTGCCCAACCACCCAACTTGATCGATACATCGCTTCAAGCTTCAATCGATTTCGGCTTGTGAAGTTAAAACCATAAGTCGATTGATCGTGTTGACTTCCAGAACCCAACCCAACTCGAGCTGCAAAGTTCTGGAACGAATCTCTTGTAAATTTAATTAAGCCCATAACTTTCTCTTTATAGCTTGCCCCAAATATTGAGCTCAGCAATTTGCGGGTTAAAGCAAATCATCACGCTATCTGCCCGGTTCGGTGAAGCTGTGCCATCAGGTTGTTTGTTGACTAGGATTTTCCCAACACCGTTTTTTGTGTACGTTGGTTGAGATAGCTCAGTAGTGAGTAGTGCTAATTCCTTGGCATCGATATCTTCACTTGATAGTGAAATGATCATGTCTGGATCATAATCACGCCCATCAAGTGCTCTAAAAGTTTCTTGGAAGCGTAAACGTAATGACCACCAAGACTGAGCTTTCAAATTGGCAAAAAAGTCTTTATTAAGACGTTTCTCTACCATTTCCCCTTCAGGGTCATGAACTGAACCGGATCCGCGGAATGACTCCACATTAATCTCGGATAAGCCCAGCTCTCTGCGCTTTTCATTAATCACACGGGCATCACCACGGCACCCAGCGCCAAGGCCATCGGCATCGTAAAACAGCGTATCGATGGATTTCTCGAAGCAGAAATCCATAGCTTTTTGAGTCGTTCCAAAAATGTCATCGCCTTTACCAGACCATGTGGCCAAGTAAGTCATGACAACGCCGTGACGTGCTGCAAAAGAGTTTTTATCCTTACCTTCATCTGCAACGTCTAAGCCGCCAATACGGTCACCAGTCGGCTCAATCTGAAGCTTCTTATGCGCATCGATAGCAGCTTGAACCCAAGTACTAGGAATTAAGACGCCTTCTACAGAAGCGGCATAGTTAATATCAACCTCTTGAGCAAGAACCACATCATCAAGTGTGGCCAGCTGCTTTTCATACCATGGGTAAATAACTTTGCCGTTATAGGTAACGGTCCAGTTCTTATCCGGGTTAGCTCGCCAAGGCATGGTAAAGACGGCGTAACGACCACTAAATCTATCCTGGTGAAATCGATCACCAATACCGTTAGGTGTGGATCCTTTAATATGAACGTTGGTGTTTTGAGAAATGGCAGCATCTACAGCTTCTTGCCGTTCTACGAATGCCCATTCGTCCAAAAAATACATCGTAGTACGTCCACCACGCCCGATGTTGTCACCCGCTTCACCAGTAATAGTTGCGCCGTTATCTGGGTTAATGATTCGCATGTAGTTATCATGCACTTTCTCGACAAAGCCCTTAGGTTTTAACCATTGGGGCATTTTGCTGAACATATCGCGGAATTTATGAAATAGGGTTTTAGGGTCGCCCTTCTTATCTACCAACTCTTCCTTACGGCTACCAACACCACCTGCAAAACCTTCAACGAATAACCAACGATGCAAGAAAAAACCCAGCACAACGTAGCTCATGCCCTCATCACGGGATTTTTCAATTAGACCGTGTGTTTGGGTGCTTTCACGTTCCTCTAGCCACTCCACAAGCTCAACTTGTTTAGGCCGTAATACAAAAGGAATATTGGCAGGTAAACCAAAAGCCATACCGCGCGGATCATATGTCCATATCCAATTGTTAAACCAATGGACTGGATCCTTACTGCACTTGTATAGCTCTGCTTGAATGCTAAGTTCGTTTTGCTCAATTGCAGCCTTGTAGTAATAACGCCGTGTCATCTCAGTCATTACTTCAGGCAGGCGTACGTTAATAGTCCACTCTTTAATTAAAGGGGCTATTTCATCTAATGCGTATGTCATAGCTTTCCATTAATCACTAAGCGAGAAAGTTCCTGAGGCGAGAGTTTCGAAAGCTCTTCAGGTTTATATGCTGGTTGAGGTGGCTTTTCTGTATTTTCCGTTTTAACTGGCCCACCACCAGCCCCTGTTATTTCCTTACGGTTGGTATATAAGCCGCCAACCTCTTTAGCTGCCTGCTCTAAAAGGCTCGGCACAATGACAGGGTTTTCTTTGAATTGTTCATGATCGATGAACCGTTGTAGACGCTTGAGGCGGTAGGCAATGTTTGCGATTGGAATTGCGCTAAGGTTGTCGTTCATTTCCTTTCGCACTCTGTAGAACTCAGTTTTAAATTCTTCGCTTAAGTCCTGTCCTGTTTTTTTTGTTGGGTCGTATGCTTCACATTGCTGTTTGGTTACGGTGATACCAAATTCTTCTTGGACGCCTCTTGC